TAAAGTTTATAACTTGTTTAAATTCATTTCAATTTCCGATGGAGATTCTGCAAATACTGAAATTAAAGTTTCAATCGCAAACTTATCATATAACAATATGTCGTTTGATGTTTTAGTTAGAAACTTTTTTGATACAGATGCAAATCCTGTTGTTATTGAAAAATTCACTAACTGTACTATGGACCCAGGTTCAAATAACTTTATTGCGAAAAAAATCGGTTCATCTAATGGTGAGTTCGCATTAATTTCAAAATACATCATGGTTGAAATGGCTAATGATTATCCAATCGATTCTTTACCATGTGGTTTCTACGGTTATACACAAAGAGAATATGAAGACGCAGCAATCTACCCATCACCATATCCTAAATTTAAAACTAAATATGATTATCCTGGAGAAGTAATTGCTAACCCACCTTTTGGAACACCTGTTGGTGGTTCAAATACTGTGGAATCTCCTGGAGATATTGTAAGAAGAACTTATTTAGGTTTCTCAACACAATACGGAATTGATGAGTCATTCTTAACTTACAAAGGAAAACAAAACCCACAATCAAATTGGGCGTTGGCAACTGATTCATTTAAATGGAATTACTTAAGTAAAGGTTTCCACATGGATTCAGGAGCAACTGTTGTTACAATTGCAAATACATCAATGACAAGTGGTCAAACAGCGTTTGAATGTGGAGCGGCAGAATTTAGAGCTGACCCAGTAACACAAGAAAATCCATACTACTTTATTTACTCAAGAAAATACACAGTATGTTTCGCAGGTGGATTCGATGGTTGGGACATTTATAGAGAATGGAGAACTAACCAAGATAGATTCCAATTAGGAGCTTCGGGTTATTTGGCTGGTACAGCACCATCTTCAAGATATCCAACAGCAACAGGTGATGGATTGTTCAAGAGAATTGTAGTTCAAAATAATACTCAAGATTTTGCAAATACTGACTACTACGCTTACTTACTTGGTATCTTAACATTTGCAAACCCTGAAGCGACTAACATTAACGTATTTGCAAGTGCAAGTATCGACTATGTTAACAACTCAAATCTTGTAGAAGAAGCGATTGACATGATTCAATACTCAAGAGCTGACTCAGTTTATATCTGTACAACTCCTGACTACCAAATGTATACACCAGATTCAACAAGTTCTTTGGATATTATTTATTCACAAGAAGCGGTTGACAATTTGGATAATACAGGAATTGACTCTAACTACACTGCAACTTACTATCCTTGGATTTTAACAAGAGATACTGTAAACAATACACAAATTTACTTACCACCAACAGGTGAAGTTTGTAGAAACTTAGCATTGACTGATAACATTTCATTCCCTTGGTTCGCATCAGCGGGTTACACAAGAGGTCTTGTAAACTCAATCAAAGCTAGACAAAAACTTACACAAACTGATAGAGATACGTTGTATCAAGGTAGAATTAACCCTATCGCAACTTTCTCTGATGTTGGAACTGTAATTTGGGGTAATAAAACTTTACAAGTTGCTGACACAGCACTTAACAGATTGAACGTAAGAAGATTGTTACTTCAAGCTCGTAAGTTAATTTCAGCGGTGGCTGTAAGATTATTATTCGAACAAAACGACCAAATCGTTAGACAACAATTCTTGGATAGTGTTAACCCTATCTTGGATTCAATCAGAAGAGATAGAGGTTTATACGATTTCCGTGTAACTGTTTCATCTTCACCTGAAGACTTAGATAGAAACACATTAACAGGTAAAATTTACTTAAAACCTACGAAGGCATTAGAATTCATCGATATCGAATTCTTTATCACTCCAACAGGAGCTTCGTTTGAGAATATTTAATAAACTTAACGGGGGTACTAATCATACCCCCTTTATTTGCCAAGTATGAAAAGACAACTTAGAGAGGGATTTAAAGGTGAAGGAACACCAGATATGAAATATTATGCATTTGATTGGGATGACAACATTGTTCATATGCCAACAAAGATAATGTTAAAAACTGATGATGGTGATGAAGTTGGTATGAGTACAGATGATTTTGCAGAATACAGAAGTAAAATCGGAAAAGAAGATTTTGATTATAATGGTGATACCATTGTTGGATTTGCTGAAGACCCATTTAGAAATTTTAGAACTGCTGGTGACAAAGATTTTTTGGTGGATGCAATGAGAGCAAAACTTGGACCAGCATTTAATGATTTTAAAGAAGCAATTAATAACGGTTCAATATTTTCAATTATTACTGCAAGAGGTCACAACCCCAACACTTTAAAACAAGCCGTTTACAATTATATTGTTGACGGATTTCATGGTATAGATAAAGACCAACTCGTTAAGAACCTTAAAAAATACAGGTCGTTTTTTGACGAGGACGATATGACTGACGATGAATTAATCAAGTCGTATTTGGACCTTAACAAATATCATCCAGTTTCATTTGACGATGAAGAAGGTGCTGCCAACCCTGAAGAAGCAAAAGTTCGTGCGATGGAAGGGTTTGTTTCTTATATTAAGAAAATGGCAAATAGATTAAATAAGAAAGCATTTATTAAAAATGATGTTTCAAATAACTTTGTACCAGAGCAACCTAGTATTGGATTCTCAGATGATGATGTTAGAAATGTAGAAGTAATGAATAAACACTTTAAAGATAAACCAGATAATATAGTTAAGACTTATTCTACTGCTGGAGGCGTTAAAAAGGAATATAAGTAGATTATAATCTCGACAAAATAAAAGTAAAGAGAAAAATTTTTTAACAAGACTATATTTATAGGATATAAACAACAAAAAAAACAAAAAAAAATTAAAATAACATGGCTGATTTATTAATGAAAATGCCGATACCTTACGAACCGAAACGCCAGAACCGTTTCATTTTAAGGTTTCCGTCAAGTTTGGGTATCAACGAGTGGTTTGTTGAAAGCGCATCAAGACCGTCTATCAAGATTGGGTCAACTGAAATACAATTTCTAAACACATCTACATTCGTTGCAGGTAGATTTAACTGGGACCCTATCAGTGTTAAGTTCCGTGACCCTATTGGACCTTCAGCGGCTCAAGCTCTTATGGAGTGGGTTCGTTTACACGCTGAATCTGTGACAGGTCGTATGGGTTATGCTGCGGGTTACAAAAAAGACATCGACCTTGAAATGTTGGACCCTACAGGAGTTGTTGTTGAGAAATGGATTCTTTATGGAACTTTCTTAACTGATGTAAACTTCGGAGCGTTATCTTATAGTCAAGATGCGTTAGCGGATATCACAGCTTCTTTAAGAATGGATAGATGTGTGTTAGTATACTAATACTATTTACATAAAATCATACTCATTTATATTTAACCGTAAAGCTAATAAACTTTACGGTTATTTTTTTATATGGACAATCAAGCAAGAGACTTCGGTCAAGACAATTTTACATTACCACACGACGTGGTTCAATTACCTTCACAGGGAATTTTTTATAAAAACAAAAAGAAATCAATTAAAGTTGGTTACCTTACCGCATCAGATGAAAACATTTTGATGGGTGGGGCGTCTGATTTGACAATGACATTATTGAGAGCGAAAATCTATGAACCAGATGTTAAGGTTGAAGATTTGATTGAGGGTGATGTTGAAGCGATTTTAATTTTCTTAAGAAATACAGGATTTGGTCCTGAAATGACATTGAATGTCACTGACCCTATAACTAAAAAACCATTTAAAAGTACGGTATTGTTAGACCAACTTAATATTATTAATGGTCAACAACCAAATGAAGACGGTTCGTTTACTGTGTTATTACCAAAATCTCAATCATCAATTAAATTAAAACCATTAAGTTATGGTGAAATTATGGAGATTGGTAAAATGGCTGAAACATATCCACAAGGAAGAGTTGTTCCAAGAATTACTTGGAGAATGCAAAAAGAAATTATTGAAGTGGATGGTTCAACCGACAAGGCGACGATTGCTAAATTTGTTGAGTCAATGCCAATCGCTGACTCAAAATTTATAAGACACTTTATGAATGAAAATGAACCAAGATTGGATATGACTAAAACAATTACAGCCCCGTCAGGAGAAAAACTAACAGTGAATGTTGGGTTTGGGGCTGACTTTTTTCGCCCTTTCTTCTGATTATAGA